GGTTCTTTCATCTCGACTGCTGCCCCGCTGATTCTGCCGAAGATAACGAGCCTGGTTTCAAGCCTTCTCCCGGGTCTCATTTCGTCGACATCATCCGTTTTGAGTGCGATCACCCAGCAGCTGCCTACATTGGTTGCCTCAATTTCTCAGCTTATCCCTCAGATTATTTCAAGTCTGGCGACTTTGATCCCACAGCTTGCGTCATCCGGCGTGGAGATTATAAAAACGATTCTGCGTGGGATTTTGGATAATCTGCCGCTCTTGCTGTCATCCGCAGCAAGCATTATTTCGACTCTGGTTACTGACTTGGCGGGCCAGCTGCCGCAGCTGTTAACCATCGCGGTTCAAATCATTGGCCAGCTGGGAGCCGGGATCATCCAGAACGCGCCTCAACTGATTTCCAGCGCGGTAGAGGCAATCGGCACTTTCCTCTCCGGGATTTTGAAGGAACTGCCAAACGTGTTGACTGTTGGCGGCGATATTGTTGGGAAGCTCCTGGAAGGTATAAACGCCTCATTGCCAAATGTCATTAGCGCGTTTTCCACGGCAATGACCAATATTATTTCTGCCGTTTCCGAAGCGTTCCCAAGTCTGAGTGCTGGGATCTCCCAAGTCGTGACGGCTTGTGAGCCGATCATTTCCATTGTCGCATCCAGTTTTACAACGACCGCCGGGATTATCGCGCAAGCCGTGGTCGATATAGTGGATAGCCTTGCCCCTTATACTCCTGCGATCACCCAGATGGTGGAAACTGTATCCACCAATCTACCCAAGATCATAGACAGTTTTACCGGTCTGGCCACTTCAATCGGGAACACTATTGTCCAGATCGTGGAAGCCATTGCGCCTTATATCCCCGCAATCACGGAAATGCTGACAAAAACGGTCGAGAATCTCCCCGCCATTGTGGATAGCTTTTCCGGGCTGCTTTCCCATGTAGAACCTATTATCAATTCCATTGGCGAGTTAATTAAAACAATCGGTCAGGTAATTGTTGATATCGTTGACAGCGTAGGCGCTAACTTGCCTCTGATTGTTGATGCCTTTAGCGGTTTTAATGAATCGTTGGCGGTTCCGATCAAGGCTGTCGGCGATGCTATCAGCGGCATGATTACCGCCATCAGCGATGGCATTGTAGCGGTTAACAATAGCATATCCGGAGTGCTGGATAAGCTTGCCGGCGTGTTTGATTCCATCGGTCAGGCCGCGCTGAACGCCGGCCAAGGTTTCAAAACGATAGCTGATGCTTGCGTTGACCTTGCAAATAACACTTCCGTGATTGACCTGGCTGCTACGTTGGGCGCTGTGGCCACGGGCATTAAAAACATAAATCATGAGGCCAAGTGGGCTTATGATAATAAAATCGGTGAAGCAGTCGCGCAAGTTGGTGCGGGACTAAAGACTCTTGTTGACTATTCCAAGGGTGTTGACGGTGTATCGACAGCCATGGACACGTTGGCGGAGTCCGTCAAAAAGATCAACAATGAGACCAAGGGCGGCGCGGCATCCCAGAATGTAGCCAATTTCGGCACGGCCATTGGCACTATGGTCACGAATGCCGGAACGGAGTTTGACACTCTGGGGACCAAGGTAGAAACGTGCCTGGAAAAGATAAAAGCACTCTGCACGGAAGGATCCGCGTCGCTGTCCCAGCTGGCCAACACGATAAAAACTTCCCTGTCCAGCGATAAGGCAGAATTTAACACCAATTTCAACGCGATGCAAAGCAAGACAAGTTCTGCCATGAGCGCTGTATCGATGAGCGTTTCTTCCGGGATGTCGAGTTCTAAAAACGTCATGACGTCCAAATTTAACGAGATGAGCCGCTCTGCCACTTCCGGGATGAATTCTTCCTCCAAGGCCGTTAGCAGCGGTTTGGGGAAGATGCAAGGTATGTTCAATAACACTTCTTTCAACTTTGGTTCGTATATCAGGCTACCTCATTTCGGAATGGGCGGCAGATTTGACGCCGAAACAGGTGAAGTCCCTTATGTTTGGGTTAACTGGTACGACAAGGGCGGTATATTCGAGCATCCGTCTATTATCGGTGTAGGTGAAAAACGGCCCGAATTTGTCGGAGCGCTGGACGATCTGCGGGAAATTGTGCGCGAGGAGTCAAACACGGCAAATTTTACCATCAATGTTTATGGTTCTGAAGGGCAGAGCGTGAGAGAACTTGCAAACATCGTCATGCAGATGATACAGAGCAATATCACCAGGAAGGAGGCGGCTTTTGCATGAGGCGAGGGATAATCAGCTGGAACGGAGAACGCTCCGATCAATACGGCATTGAAGTTGAGAAATATCCGAGCTTTCAAAAGCCGCAGCGGAAATTTGATAAGTACACTGTCCCCGGCAGGAATGGCGATATCATCATGATGCAGGATGCCTGGGAGAATGTGGAACAAAAATATGATATTTTTGCCGGGAGCGGAGAAAAGCACTCCGTTCCCGACTCTTTCTCCTGCGTGGCTGATTGGCTTTTTTCTCCGGATGGATATTGCGAACTGTGGGACGATTTTGACCCGGCACACTTCCGGCTTGCTTACGTTTCCGGCCCGGTGGACGTTAATTCCCTCTCGATTGGCAGAGTTGGACGGGCCACCGTGACTTTTAACTGTAAACCTCAACGCTTTCTGATGTCAGGGAAAGATCCGGTTAAAATCACGGCAGCGCCATTTACCATTTACAATCAAACAGCTTTCGCGGCGAAACCACTTATTTTTGTCGAGCGGTCAGCTTCCGGAGACGGCACGGTGTCTGTAAACGGGACGGTGTTCTCTATCACTGGATTGCCAGAACATGGGCTATATATCGACTGTGATGGACTAAATTGTTTTGACACAAATGGGAACAATATGAATAATATTGTTTCTTCGAACACGAACGAATTCGCTACGTTAAAGCCTGGCCAAAATCCAATTGGTTTTACAGGGAATGTGGCATCCGTATCAATAACTCCGAGATGGTTCGAACTTTAAGAATTAGGAGGGCGCTCAATGTACCCGATTTTATTTGAGCATGACGTTACATCATGGGATACCTTTGGCATTGGCGTCCTGTCTGATGCAATCACTTGCGAAGTGGAAGAGAACAGGAATGGTTCTTATGAATTGGAAATGACATATCCAATTACAGGAGCATTTTTTAGCGAAATTAAACTTCGCCGTCTGATCGTTGCCAAGCCTAATTATACCGACAATCCGCAACCGTTTAGGATTTATTCCATTAGTAAACCGCTTAACGGGATGATAACGGTTAATGCTCAACACATTAGCTATGATTTATCTGGATATGTAGACGCTCCGTTTACGGCGGCTGATAGTCAATTGGCTATAAGCAAATTGACAGACTCAACCATTATCTTCCCATCCTCATGCCCGTTTTCTTTTTCCTCAAACATCCATAGTAGTAGTGGTTTTTCCTTAAAGCATCCAGCGAGCATCAGATCACTTATGGGAGGAATGAGGGGAAGCCTGGTTGATGTATATGGTGGAGAATGGCATTTTGACAGATTTGCTTGCCAGTTATACTCTGCCAGAGGTGAAAACCGGGGTGTAACTATTAGGTATGGGAAAAACCTGACAGATCTTAATCAGGAAGAAAACAATACTAAAGTATATACGGCGGTTTATCCCTATTATTACAACGATGATGCAAACGTTCTTGTCACGCTTCCTGAGAGAGCTATAAATGTACCTGGCACGTTTTCATATACAAAAGTATTGAACCTTGATTTATCCAATGATTTTGAAGAAACGCCAACCGTTGCTGATTTGCGAAGCAAAGCCGAACAATATATTGATCAGAATGATATCGGGAAACCTGTCGTAAATCTTACGGTCAGCTTCTTGGAAGATGTAGGCGTAATCGAACGTGTAGATCTTTGTGATACTGTTTCGGTATACTTTGAAAAATTGGGTGTAACGGCAACTGCTAAATGCATCCGCACAAAGTGGGATGTCTTAAAGGATAGATACATAGAAGCGGAACTTGGATCAGCGAGAAACAGCCTTGCGGAGGATATAGCAAATTCCTCTGAAATAGCTAATGCTATTGACGAAAGAACTTCACAATTCAAAAGGATAGCGGCTGGCATCGTTGGGAAAGTCACGGGCAATTCGGGCGGCTATATTGTTCTGCATGATACAAATAACGATGGCGAACCGGACGAAATCCTGATTATGGATTCGGATGATATAAATACTGCAGTTAAGATTATCAGGTTCAACAATGCGGGTATTGCCTTCTCAAAAACAGGCTACAATGGCACATACTCGACAGCTTGGAATATCGATGGTGAATTCGTTGCAGATTTTATAGCGTCCGGCGAACTCCATACAGATATGGTCAAGGTTCTGGGTGATACGCAATTTTATTGGGATAATAATAATATAACCATCATAAGCCCGTCAGACCAAAATAAAATGATCCGGTTTGGGAAATATGACGACGTTAATTACGGTCTTGGCTTTTCAAATGATGGTGGGGTTACATGGAGTTCCGGTTTTGACTTTGACGGCATAAGACTAACAAAAACCGGAACAACCAGTTATGCAAAGTTAACTGGTGATAGTTTTGAGATAAGAAACGCATCAAACGAAACAATAGCATATATTGGTCATGATACCTGTGTTGATTTAGATGGTAATAACGTTATCGCTCCAAGATATTTGCTTGGAACAAGAAAGTCCGGGACTGTTACTGGCATATATAGTTTTGCCGGAGGACAGTTGACTGATGTTTCCGGCCCTTATTCGGTGGCTGTCGGATATAGTGCGACAAGCAAGAAAGAATATGGCTTGGCTTTAGGTTATTGTGCGGTTACTGAAGAAACCAATAGTGTAGCCATTGGGTCGGAGGCAGATGCATTAGATATTTCTTCTGTATCTTTGGGTCATTCGGCAAGCACTAATGCGGAATACGCAATAGCAATAGGTTTTAGCTCACTCGCTTACATTGGAAGTAGAGCTATAGCAATTGGTGCCGATGCTTTATCAAGTGGCGCATTAGGAGTGGCTCTGGGGGGTAACTCTATTTCACAAGGGGTAAGTAGTGTAGCAATAGGTTATGCTGTGGCTACCAAACAGTATGCAATAGCTATAGGCAATGACAGTTCCGCTAAAGCCAAAGGAGCTATTGCTATTGGAGACTCAAGAGCAGAATCTGGAGAATACGCCGTAGCCCTTGGCGGTGGTACGGCGTCGGGGAAACGATCTTTTGCCATCGGTGAAGGGGCAATGGCTCTGGGCGACTATTCCGTTGCCATTGGAAACGATGCGGTAGCCGATGAAGCTAATTCTATTGCTATTGGGAGCGGCGTTGAAGCATACAGGAAAGATTCATTTGTTTGTGGCAAATACAACGTTACGGGGAATTGGATTTTTGTCATAGGTAATGGCACAAATGCTTTAAACCCAAGCAATGCGCTTAGAATGGAGAACTCTGGCAATATGTGGATTGCCGGAACACTTACCCAAGGATCTGATAGAAGAGCAAAAGACATCTTAGATGCTGATATGCCGGATGTATCGCAAATTAAAGCCGTGCGTTACAAGTGGAATGATACGCTTATCAATCACGATGAAGGGGAGCATATCGGTTATATAGCGCAGGATGTCGAAAAAGTGGCCCCATATTTGATTGAGACAGACGAAACCACAGGGTTTAAATCACTCAATTATATTGAGTTTTTATGCGCCAAAATCGACCAGTTAGAAAGGACGGTTGAACGCCTTGTGAAACGTGTTGAAGAGTTGGAGGGGGTGACTGTATGACACGACAAACTATCACGGTTGACATTGCTCCAGGAAAAGACCCGGTAAAGCGGCTGAGTATGACTCAGGGAGACATAGGCAGACAGCTTGGCGTTTATATCAAACAAAATGATGCCGTGCTTGACTGCTCTGGGTATACTGCGGAGCTATATTTACTGAAACCTGATGGAAACTATTTCTCTTCGCTCTTAACGGTCGATGAAACAGAAACAAACCTGATCACATGGGAAACAGCACGACAGGAAACGCCGCTTGCCGGAGAATGTGCCGCCCAGATCCGAATCAGGCAAGGCACAACCAATATCGGTACTGCTGAATTTGTGGAGTATATCGAAAAGTCTCCTAACCAAATTGGAATTGATAGCGAGACGGATATACAAACCATTGAGCAGTATGTTGCTATGGCGGGTGCTAAAGCGTTAGAGGCATCTCAAAGCGCACAAAGTGCGGCAAGCAGTGCCCAGACCGCAGAAACTATTTCCGAACACTTTGGTAGTACAATGCTGTCGAACATGGTAGTCGAAACTTTCGACATTACCATTGGAACGATGACAGCGGGCCAGATTATGAATAGGTTTAAAGTACATAACAAGGCCGGTTACTACCCAATTGGTATAGTTGGTGCATACATAAGCGCAAATGGGTACGATTATTTAAGGAATGTATCCTTTAGGGATGTTTATATATCGTCAAGGTTATCTGGCCAGGTCAAGGTTACATACACAACTTACAATGATGACGGCATTGATTACAGTAATGTAATTCTTCACGTTGATATATTATGGGTCAAGGAATAAAGAATGGAGGGAAGCTAAGTGGAGAGACAAATCATAACCGTTGATATTGCTCCCGGCAACAGCCAGGTCGAAAGGCTTGGGTCATCTCAGGGAGACATTGGGAGACCGATGGGTGTTTATATCATCCAGGATGGCGTGGCACTGGATTGCTCTGCTTACTCTGCGGAGCTTTATATCCTTAAACCGGATGGTAAATTCTACACAACCTTGGCCACCGTGGACTCCACGGAAACGAACCTGATTAAATGGGAAACGGCACTACAAGAAACGCCGGTCGCCGGAGCTTGTGCAGCACAGATCCGGATCACGGCTGGAGACGATGATATCGGAACTGCTCGCTTTGTCGAGTTCGTTGAAGCTTCGCCGTGCGACATGGGATCCGCAAGCGAATCCGAAGTTGCGCTTTTGACGGAGTATGTCCGTCAGGCCCGCGAAAGTGCAACGAGTGCCGGAAGAGATGCCACGACAGCATCAGACGCCGCATCGTCTGCCTCCGGATCCGCGTCAACGGCTACTACTGCTGCAAACACAGCGACGCAGGCTGCGACAGCTGCGACGGCTGCAGCGGATCGGGCGGAGGCTGTAGAAGAGTCCATCCCGGCAGATTATACCCAACTGAGTGACGATGTAGCTGGATTAAAGAGCGCAATAAGTGATGTCGAAGACCTATTTGAAACAAAAATGGTTCAGATTACTGGTGTGCTTAACTCCGGTTATTATCTGAATAATAAAACTGTTGTTGCGTATGAAAACTCAAGTATCACAGTATATCCTGTAAGCAAAGACAAGAAGTACAATTTTTCGTGCAATAGTTACAGGACATCTAACGAAAGATATACCGCAGTAGCATTTTCAACAGGAAACACAATAGCCGCATCCGGTACGGCATCTGATGTTGTTATTTCCGGAATAGCATCTTTACAGACAGTCAACGATGACTACATTCCATCTGCTGACGGGTACGTCTGGGTTGTAAAGTTTGGAACAAATAACGGGGAGCTTGTTGTAAAAGAAGAAACTTTGCAGACAGTAGAGGAAACCGTTGATGATAAAATATCAGATATTATTGATGCCACATTGACAGAAAGCGGCAAAGCGGCAGATGCCAACGAAACTGGAACACGCATCAATGGAATTATGTCGAAATTGCCGATATATGCAGAACTAAAAGCCGGGACTCTTAATTCTGGTTTTTACCTAAACAGAAAAAAAGTGACTGCGTATAATAACAGCAGAATCGATGTGTATGCCGTTACAGCAGGACATACATACAGGTTATATTCTGCAAATTACAAGACAGGATACGCAAACTATACTGCTGTGGCATTTTCCGATAGCGATGCCATCGCCGCCAATAATACTGCTGATGATATAGTTATTGGGGCAATCATAACCGCACAGGAAGTGGACGAAACTTATATACCGGCTTTAAGCGGATACATCTGGGTCGTATCACTTGGAACGAGCGGCGTGATTTCTGTTTACGATATGCAGACAGATATTGTTATCGGTGAGCAAAGTATTTATCCGCTAAAAGGGAAAACGGTTGCAGTTCTTGGTGACAGCATTATGCAGAACATGGACTCGCACACTCCGTGGGGGCAGAATGTTCAAACCTATGAATATGATGGTACTGCATACAGTTATGATGATTTGGATAATATAGACGGTGAATTATATACGGCTGGTGGGAATAAATGCGATGTCATTAACAGCGACCAAACGTACTATGATTCTGAGAGTTGGGATTCGCTGAAAAACAAATTAAGGGCTGGGAAAGTAATCAACTGTGCCATAGGAGGAAGTATCATAGATGAAGGTGCTGTTATTACTGCATATCCCGGCGTTGAATCTGGCACATACCGAACGAACAGTCTGCCGAATCAGGTCAGATGGTTATTGAGGAGATGCACTGCGGAGAGCGTTGTTCCTGATGCTGTTGTCATTTGGATGGGGACAAACGGTCTTGGAAGAACAGCGGGTTCTTTCGATGACATAATGGCATTGTCTTATTCAACACTTGCTGATAATGCTGACGGTCGCACATACAGGCAGACAGTTAATGGAGGGCTGCGTTTTGCAATTGAAACAATTGTGCGCACATTTCCATACGCACAGATATATGTTCTGACTCCGATACAGGCCACTTCAACAAACAGAGACTATGATGCGCTTGTAACAAGAGCAGAACTGATGATAAAAATGGCAAGGCGTTTCTCATGCCAACATTTTGTTCCGATGGACGAAATTGGTATTTACAGCGGTTATGAGGATATGTGGACACGGGACGGTCTGCATCCGAATGATGCCGGAAAAATCGTATTGACAAATTATCTGTCAAATCGAATAAACCATACATACTACGATAAGCGTTAAAGTGACCTAAAAGCATCGTTCGTAAGTTCTGATTTATATAACACCTTAATATACATCAATACACACTAATATGCGGTGGCGGAATAGGTAAACGCAAAAAATTAAGATGCCACGACTTGGCTAACGGTTGCTGGAGCTACGGTGTTTGGTAAAACCAGCCTGTGATGTGCAAATCATCACCCGCATTAAATAACACTTTAATACAGATAAAACCGGGAATGATGAGGGCATCTTCCCCGGTTTCCTTTTGGGGATGCGCTGAGGTGGTGACGCCATGATTCAGTTTCTGGTTGGTCTGCTGGTTGGGGCTTGTACGGCCGTGTTTGTGGTGGCGCTTGTGTTTGCTGGAGGTGATGACCACGATCCAGAGAGATGATCTGATCCGGCTTTTCCAACGGATGTACAAGGAGCACTGGAGCTACGAATGGGGCGCAGCGTCCCAGGGGTGCGTGGATTGCTCCGGAGCGCTTGTGTACGCTTATCGGCAGCTGGCCGGGCAGAGCGTCATACACGGGAGCAATGGCCAGGCGCGGCGCTGGATCACCGGCAGCATGATGCCGATCAGCATGGCGCAGCCTGGGATGGTCGCCTTCAAGGCCAGGAAGCCAGGAGAGGAAGACTATGATCTGCCGGAGCGGTACCGTGAGCATGGAGCGAGCTACACCGGGGATTTGATGGATTATTACCATGTTGGCCTGGTGGATGAGGATCCGCGCTATGTGCTTAATGCCAAGAGTAGTAAAGCGGGATTCTGCCGGGATCAGCTGACGGCAAAAAACGGCTGGGACTTTGTCGCTTATCTTCGGGAGGTGGAGTATCCCGGCGGGCAAGATCAGGACGGAGGAGAAGGTGAAAAGATGATGCAGGCGGTGGTATCACTTCCCAGCGGGACGGCAGGTTCCACGGTCAACATGAGGGAAAAGGCTATGACATCCGCGCCGCTGATCTGCCGGGTGCCTGTAGGATCGGTGGTGGATATCCTGACCGACCAGGGCACATGGTGCAAGATTGACTATATCGGTAAGCAGGGCTGGATGATGTCCAATTACCTGGAGTATACCGGGCAAGAGGGTGAAGCCGGCGGGGATCCCCTGACCGAAGCAGAGCGGGCCAAGATCGAGGCGGCGCTTGCTGAGATCGAAAAATCTATTGAAATTGTCCGTGTGACATTAGGAAGAGGTTGATAACCATGTGGGATTTCATTGTTAAATACTGGGTCGAGTTCCTTTTCGGAATCGTCGCTGCGGGCTTAATTGCCGGATATAAAAAGCTGGCTTCTAAAATCCAGAGTGACAAAGATACGGAAAAGGCTATTGCGGATGGTATGCGGTGCTTGCTCATGTTTAAGCTTCGTGAAGAAGGAGAAAAGCATTTGGTGGATGGTAAATGCTCAACAGAGAATAAACGTGAATATGAAAAGGTATATAATGCCTATCACGCTCTTGGGGGCAATGATACGATTACGGAACTGAAAAACAAGGTTCTTCAGCTACCAATTTGAGATAGGAGGATTGACCATGAATTGGGATTGGAAAGAATGGACTTTGGCAGCACTGATCCGGGCGGTTAAGACTTTTGCTCAGACCTTCGCGGCGATGATCACTGTAGGCGCTGCCTTCAGCGAAATTGATTGGCTCCGGGCGCTGTCTGTCTCCGGCGTCGCTTTCGTGCTGAGTATCCTGACAAGCCTGGGCGGTCTGCCGGAGGTGGAGAAAAAGCAACCGCCCGACCAGGATAATAACGGTTAAGCTGCTATTTTTAGAATGAAATAATCACCAGCGTGATATAGTGTTCGTTTAGAGTTTCCGCAAGTCCACTTGACCGTACTAAGCGAACACTCGTCTGGTACGGATGGAAGATCGGCATATTTTTGTCGATCTTCTTTTTTTATGCGGAAATACACAAGGATTTTGTTTTCATATACCTCCGCCCGCGTAACAAACGCATCCAGCAGGCCGGAACGGGTGAATTCCGGATCTGTGTATCCTTCTCTGAAAAGCTCAAGGAAGCTGACGATATCATCTTCTGTCGGCTGATCTTCCAGCAGCTTCTCCCCTTCCTTCACCTTTTCGGCCAAGTCTGCCTCTTCCCTTTCGAGCCGCAGCAGTTCGTCTTTGGTGGTATTTGTGAATATACCGGCTTTAATGGCGTTTAGGATGTTGGCCTTCTGAGTCTGAACCTCTGCAAGAGAAAGACGTACAATCTCCAGATCCGAATCAGCGCGGAGCTTGTCCTGGTCGAGGATCGTCTGATGAGCCATCCATTTGATAGAGTCATCCGACAGCACATCATCCCAAATGGCACGGCAGATTGTATCCTCCAGCTGATCCCGTGGACGGCTGCGCTGATCGCATTTGTGCGCACGGTGGCCGTGACAGGTGTAGTAGAAGCACAGTTTCCCGCTTTTTGATGTGCCGCTGGTTCCGGTCATCGTATCACCACAGAGACCGCAGAACAGTTTCCCGGTCAGGGAATAATATCCGTTTGGCGTCCGGCGCGGACCGGTCTTTGTATGGCTGATTGTTTGCACCTTGTAGAACAGGTCCTTATCCACGATCTGAGGGATGGCGTCTTCCTGGATGTGGTACTTTGAGATGAAGGTGCCGATATACCGCTGATTGCTGAGAAGTGTATTAAATGATGACCGATTCCACGCGGAGCCGTGCCGGGTTTTGATCCCTCTGGCGTTAAGATCCCGGCAGATGTCGGCATAGGTTTCACCGGATCCGACACGGCGGAAAATCTCCCGGACGATCTCAGCCTCTTCCGGCATGATCTCATAATGGCCGTCAGCTGACCGCCGGAAGCCGAATGGAACGGATCCAGACGCAAGGCATTTCTTCGCGTTGTCCTCATTCCCTCGCCTGATCTTCTGGGCCAGCTCCGCCGAATAGTATTGTGCCAACCCCTCGAAAACGGACTCGATCAGGCTCCCGGAGGGAGTGTCACTG